GGGCTTAAATCATAAACTATATAATCGATGCCATTTTTTTTTGCTATTAAATTTATTACTTTTGGTAGGTTTCCTGGTAGGTTGCGAGTCAATGGCACGCCTGATGCAATCTTGAGTGCAACGCTTATTTGCGAGTCAAGCATGGAGACACTAAGATGCCCAGGAAGGAGAAACAAATTATTATTCTGACACTGAAATAGTTTTGCAGTATCGTTATTCACAAGATCTTCAACAGAGGAACCATTCATCAATGTGTCAACGATAGACTCCATTGTTAGGTTGTATCTACTACTATAAAAGTTGTCTAGGCTTTCACTCACTGTTGTGTAACCTAGCACCATGCCAGTTAAGTTGCATTGTGAGTCTAAGTCAACCAGCATTACTTTTTTCCCTGTACTAGCTAGACCCCATCCAATATTAAAGGCTGTGGTTGTTTTGCTTACACCGCCTTTATGATTAAAAAAACAAATTGACTTAGGCATGGGTAATTGATCCTGTGTATTTTCTTCAAACATAATAATCCCTTTATTTTATATGAAAACTATGTTAATAGCACTAAAAATTCAATCAGTAATACTGATTATCTTTTCTTCATGCATTTCTTCTGCGGCACCTAAGTGCCTCATCAGGCTACTGGCTTGCTACCCATGCTTCCTGTACGTCTTCGGCATTACCAAAAACACATCGAACTACCGGTCTGGCTCACTCAAAGTCATCCCGCTCATCCTTCCGCTTGAAGAAAACTTTATCCAGCCTGAGCACTATTCCAACCAGTCCGATAATCAGTAAAGTAATGAGTATTGGGATAATCAGATCAGACATGCTTCCTCTGCGTGCTAAGGCTTTACCCATGCTTCCTGTACGTCTGCGGCATGCTGCCGATCACCTTGCCGAACACGAACACCCGATTCATTTCGTCTTTCTCGATCGGGTCCCAGGCTGCATAGCTCTTGTTATCTGAGATAACCAGCAGCTTGTCCTTCATCTTCTGCAGGCGCTTGACGTGAGCAGTGTCGTCGTACAGGAAGGCGTATATCCCGTCGCCGTCGAAGCTCTTAACGCTGATGTCGACGAACAGCAGATCACCCGGCTCAATCGTGCCGGACATGCTGTCACCCCTGACGTTGATGATCCGGATGCTTTCAGCCTTACGTCCATCGAACATGTGGCGGGCTTCAGCTGGCTCATACTCAACAGAACGGAGAATCTCGACGAACTCCTGGTTCACGATGCCCGGCCCGGCACTAACCATAAGGTCCAGCACATCAATCCTGAATGCATCAGTATCCTGACTTTTAACCTGGGCAGCGCGAGGGAGCTGGCCGTCATCGCGCATCGGTCCATTTCCGGTTGATAACCATTCAGACCTGACGCCCAAAGCATTAGCTATCTCGACAATTTTTGTTGAACCCCTGGCGTTTCCACTCACCAGGCGCCAAATGGTTGGCTGAGCAATACCTGAGGCCTTCGCAAGCGCCCCTTGTGACATTCCAGCCGAAGCCATGGCCTCGTTTAAACGATCTGCAAGAGTTTCTTTTTTCATAATCTCAAATTTATACGCTTGCGTATTACTGGTCAAAACACGTTTTGCTATTGCTAAAACCAATACGCATTGCTATTATCATTTTGCACCAATACTTATAGGAATTGGAACATGACGAACAAAACCATCCAGAAGGCAATTGATATCGCTGGCAGTCAGAAAAAATTGGCCGATCTGTGTGGCGTAGCGCAGCCGACAGTTTGGCGCTGGCTGCATGGCGGCGGAATTGACGCTCGCTATGTAATGAAAATCGTGTCTGCGACCAACGGCAAGATTAAGGCGGCAGAGATCAGGCCTGACCTTGCTCAGTTGCTGAGCGCGCATTCACCGGCCGCCTAACCAGCGGCCATTCCAAACAACACCAGAGGAAGTATCACAAATGGAGAGTTCAACGACACGCAACAAAGTGGAGGCTCGCAGGATAGAAAGCTGGTTACACAGCCAGATAGCTGAACTGGGAACCACAAATATCGCCAAAGTGGCCGGAGTGAATAAGTCGACGGTGAGTCGCTGGCGGGAAAGTCTGCTGCCGAACATGTCGCTACTTCTGGCCATCCTGATTTCTAACAGGCCGGGAGAGAAAGGTGATTTTGAAGCATAAGTGGGAACAGAAAGGCGAAAGCCGCAGTGCGCTAACACTAACGGCTTTCAGGTGCAAAAACGAAGAGGTAATTGCGAGGTAATTATGCCTGGTAAATCTGTAAGAGTAAACAATCCGGAGGTAGCACGTGAGCATGTCACTTATGGCGAAAGCAATGGGGGTCAAAGTGGGAAACTCACTGCGTAAGCTCGTTCTTATCAAGCTGGCCGACAACGCCAACGACAAGGGCGAATGCTGGCCTTCGTATCAACACATTGCCGATCAGTGCGAATGCAGCAAATCCGCTGTTCGCAACCATATTGATGCGCTTGAGGATATGGGTCTGCTCAAGCGTGAAAATCGCGTTGGGGTCAACAACGGGAAAGGTAATACATCCAACGTGTATTATCTGAACCTTGATGCTACCCCTATGCCATCAAAAAGCACAGGGGTATGCCATGAAATAGCACCCCCTATGCCATCTGATGGCACACCCCCTATGCCACCAGATGGCACCAGAACCAGTCACTCTTTTGAACCAGTCACTGAACCAGACTCTCTCTCTGCGCGAGGGCAGTTTATCAGCGAGGCTGCAAAGCGACGGATCGGGATTTCACCCAACGGGGAAATACCTTTCCCTCCTGCCTTCAAGCCATCGGCAGATCACATTGCGATTGCCTCGGAGAAAGGGATCAACATTGAAACCGAGTTGCTGAACTTTCGTGATTATCACCAGGCCCGCGGCACAAAGCTGATCGACTGGAACTCGGCATTCCGGGTATGGCTCAGGAACGCGAGAGTTAATCCGCTTTCCGGGCGCCAGAGAAGCGAACCTGATTCCCCACACTGGAACAGCCCTGAAGGCTGGAAGGACTTCATATGACCGCTCAGCTTATGACCGCGATCAGCAATCGCGATGGTGATGCGCTGGCCAGAATGGCCGCAGGGAGTACGGAGCCGCAGAGGCTTCTTGATTTCGAGGCTGAAAGGCTGGTTGACTCCCTGTTCCGTCAGCTGAAGCAGATCTTCCCGGCGTCAACGCAGACCAATCTGCGCACCGACGCCGAAGAGAAGACAGCGAAGCGCCAGTGGATTGCAGCTTTTGCCGAAAACGGGATCCGCACCCGCGAGCAGTTATCCGCCGGCGTGCGACATGCGAGAGCCAGCGAATCGCCGTTCTGGCCATCGCCGGGCCAGTTCATCAAGTGGTGCAAGGATAGCGGCACTGTGCTCGGCGTGACTCTTGTCGACGTGATGAACGAGTTCCACCGCTACAGCCGTGAGAAGGGGCTGCATACCGGCGGTGCTGAGCGCTTCCCGTGGTCTCACCCTGTCATGTACTGGGTTGTTACCGATACCCGGCGAGCAATGTACCAGCGCCAGCTCAGCGAGGCAGAAACCGAGAAATATGCCGCTAAAAAGCTGGAAGACTGGGCGCTGAAAGTCGCCGCCGGAGAACAAATACCGTCGCCGGTACTGGCTCTGGAGAACAACCAGGAAGCCATTCCGACAAACCACGTCAGCCGGCAGCAGGGGTTTCACCCTGAAGGCAAAAGCTTCGGATGTATGCCAAGCGCGGCATCGCTCGGTGCGTTAACTCCGGCTCAGTGGCTGCGGGATGAATACCTGCGCGGGAAAGAGAGAGGGCTTATCTGATGAAAAAGAACTCTGGCAAACAAGCCGTTATTAACTTCATCGGCCAGCATCCTGGCTGCAGCTTTCAGGATATCCGCCGCGGTACCGGCCTTGACTCTTCAGTGGTCAATTCCTCCCTGTGGCAGATGCACCGTGACGGACAGGTTAAGCGTGAGGGTGAGTGCAGGAGCTACCGCTACACCCTGATCGACACGACAGCCGTAACCGAAAGCGATCCATCGGTTCAGTATCGCCAGCGTCCTGGCGGCGTAAACCCAATGACCAACCTTTTTAACCAGTGCCTGGCGGGAGTAAGAAAATGATTTTTCTCAATTTAACCCAAAAATCAACGGTAGTGCGCCAGGGGAAATATGGATGGGTGCCTGAAACAGTTGATGAGCCCGTGTTTGTTGCTGCAGACCACATCGCCAGCCTGTATTTCGCTGGTCTGACAATCCTGAAAATGATCTCAGGAGAGCGAATTGATGTGAAAGAGACCCCGGAAGAAATCATCGCCATGCTTACCGAAGGAGCCGCCAAATGACTATCACATTACAGGCAGTAAACGAGCTCATCGCCTCCCTGGAGAGCGCAGGCGAGCCGTCGATCAGAGAGCAGAAGTTCCTGAAGCTGGCGAAAGCGTTTAAGCAGCTGGCTGCGGAGAATGTGGCGATGAAGC